ACATACAATATACAATAAACAAATAGAGATGCGCCTTTTGGGCGCACTCTCTAAAAAAGATAAGTGTAAAAATTAATCTGGATTTTTAATATTTAATTTGCATAAGAGCGAGCAAAAAAAGAGAGAGGAAAAAATGACTAAAAATGAATATCAAGTATTAGCTAATTTAAGAGAGGATTGGGATGAGAAAATTCAGAGGAAGGAATATTGGTATCTATTTAGTTCGCCTTTAAATTTTATGGTACTGAGTGAAATCGGTCTGGCCCAAGATGAAATTAATTTTGAGGAAATATGCCAGAGAGTGCCAAAGAAGTTTGGCAGCCGTTCTAGTATTTTAACTGTATTGAATGACGGGGTAATGTTTCGGTATTTAAAGAAGCGGATATCAGTCCGCGATAGACGTATTCGTTGTTATGCGTTTACTGAGGGATTTAGGATATATTTTTGTGACTGGTTAGAACAAGTCGGGAATGGCTATGGTAGAGGATGAATACTGGTGGATTGAGAGTGGCGTACCGAGTGATGAAAAGAATAGCGGTTGTATTCGGTATTCGGTGAGTGGCTATTCTTATTCGAAGATTAAGAAAAGCGTGTGGAAACTGTATCGCAGCAGAACGGATCGAGTGGATTTAAGCTGTTATGACAAAATGTTATTGTGGGCGATAAGTGAGCGGTATCGCACTCATTCAATGTCAACGAGCGATAGTATTAGTTATCTGGCGAAGATGATTGGGGTGAACCGGAAAACAGCGGGTAAGAGTTTCCAAGTGTTATTGGATAAAAATATTATTTGGGTGGCCGAGAAGGGGAAGGCGAGAAAAGCGTATCGTAAGTTGGAAGCGCGAACTTACTTTCATAAGCATATATTGTTAGTAGGGTTAAGTTTCGAGTTAGGGGAAGGGTAAGGGTAGGGGGTAGTTAAAAAAAAGCCCCAGAAATCAATCTAGGGCTTTTCCGGGGGAACTATTAAGAGATATTTTGCTCTTTGTATTTAAAATGTAGAAAATCTGAATATTTTTTATGATATTCGTATTCGGATAAAATATCGTGTTCTCCATATGCTCTTTTTTCTTTTACATATTTGTCATACATTTTATGCAAAAAGATTTGAAAATTACTGCGCTTATCTTTCCATCTATTTTTTAGTTTAGGCATTATCCCTCTCTTGGTTATCCAAAAAATCCTCGCGTAACGCAGTCGCATATTTAAGTAATGCTTTTTTTGCGGTTTCAGTATTTGGAATCCATGCACGTTGCCTAGTCAAACCTCTTTCTTGTTGGGTTTGCTCATAGCGTTTAACGTATTTGTAATTAGACATTTTTCTTTCCCTTTTTATTAAAAATGAGGTGATAGTAGGTGTGTTTAACTATCATTAAGCGATTTATTGACGGCATTATTGAACACCTACCTATCGCGCCTCGTAAACTTAAAAATCTGCTTGATGCTGCATTTCTTGCTGTTGCTTTAATAATTGCTCTTTGGCTTCAATGGTTTTATCCATTCGATCTTTATTAAATGTGTTTTGTAAAACCTCGATCATTAGTGATTGATCTTTAACTGCCAGATTTTTAAACAAATTTATAATCGCAATTATTTTGTCGTTGCTACTCATAACATTTACCTTTTTTTGGTTCATGATTAACTCAACCTTTGTTATCAATGAATCAGTTTCAATATTAGTTAATGTTGGTTCTTTGTTAATCATTAACTTTATTTTTTCTAAGTCACTCATAAGGTCATCATATAATAATAATATTTTTATTACAATCTATCGTCATATAGAGGGAAATCATCAGAGCTAATCTCGAAATTACATTCAGGACAAAATTTGCCAGAAAAGAATAGGCCTATATCTGGTTCGGCTTCCTGGCTCTCAAGATCGCACTCACAATAAGGACATTCATTTGGTACGCTCATTATTTCTCCCAGTTTGATATTACATAAATACAAATTGAAATTAATCCCAGAACGTATATGCCTATGATTGTATAACTAACAATCAACTGTATTTGGGTTTGAGCGTTTAATGCGTTTAAATATATTTCTTCCTGAATCATTTTTGTTGACCTCTCTCTTTGTTGATAAAACTTACATATTTAATTGCTAGGTTACGGCTTGGAAAAGTTTTTGGCTTTCCTCGCTCGGTAATTTGGTACTGGTTCTTGGTTATCTTTTTAATTTGCATCATTGCGCTGCCTCTCTTTTAAGATTCTTCTTATCTTGAGTATTTCATCCATTTTTTTGTTAACTGTTGAGGCTCGCATGAATCCGTGATCGTATTGCATTTCACGTTGAATAAAATATATTCGATCTTCTAATTGCTCATTGTTGAGCTTGTTTAAATTAATCAATGTCATTCTCCCGGTGTTGATTTAATGTAATTCAATCTAATGTTATCGGCGCGTTCTATGGCGCGTTTTAATTCTGGCGATATGTTCTGTTTCTTTGCTGCCTTATTAAACTCGCGCCAGTCTTTGAGTATTTGTTTATCTTTCATTAGATGATGATTTGCGCTTTAATTAATATGATTAAACAAAGTTTAAGTCCTACTAATATAAACATGGCTTTTTGTGTGTTACTGAACATCTTGTTTCTCCCGTTATTAAACATAATAAAACCCACTCGATTGAATGGGTTTGATATGTTCAACTATCTGCAAATCCTTGGAAGGAAACCGCCCTCTAGGTTATTAGGATAATCTCTGCTTACATGCCTATCACAACCCCAGACATCATGGTAAAAAGTTCCCTTATCAGTTTCTGCAAGTTCTGCAAAATCGATACCCTTACTTCCATTTCTCACCAAAGAATTGTGAGCGAATATCAAAGTCCATCTAAGAGTGTCATAAATGTATTTTTTTGTTAGCCAAGACAAACCAAATTCTGGCGAATCTTTATAGACTCTATCGCAACACTTATTTAACGCTTTAATATTTATATCTTTCATTTTTTTCTCCATTTTATTAAACATAATAGAACGCACCCCGTGGGATGCGTTCGATATGTTCAACATATATTACTTTTGATTATGAATTGTGCGGGGTGGTAATAAGTATCTTTAGGCTCGAATGATAGAATCATATTTGCCATAAAATCCCAGTAATTCTGGCATACTGTGTTATATGTTCTTTTATCTGGATTTGGTGCTATTGATCCCATTTCAACGGCCAGATTAATAATATCTTCATAGTAATATGGAATATCAATCGCTAAACCGCTTAACCATTCCGCCATGGCTTTTTGCTTGCCTACTCTGCGAACCATGAACCCATACTCATTAGTAAAGCGATCAAATAAATAGCTTATTTTTTCTTCATCAGATAAAGATTTACCAATTAATTCATCTTCATTATCTAAGCAATCCAAAATATAACTCTTATAGTTTTTCTTATATTGTGTGTGATGTACTTTCATTTTCCTTCCTCTCTTTTGGTTAAAATTAATCTTAATTGATTACCGCCTGATAGACGGCAATCTATAAGACTAAGTGTTATTAGGCATACGTCTTTTTGTAATGAGATAAAAAATCATCAAAAAATGATTCGCTTTTGGTAATTTTAATATCCCACCCATTCGGCGCGAACACTGTTTGCATGTCACCAACCTGTAAACTCTCTACAAAATTCTCTAAACGCTTAATGGTAAATTCGCCATCTTTATCATCATTACCAAAGTTACCTGTAATAAACCAATGGGCATTGGCTAAATCACTGTAAAAGTGAATAGAGCGTATGTATGTTTCACCTTCTTCATTTACATCGTTCCAACTTACTTTATATTGCATCTTTATTTACTCCCGTAGTTAAAATTAATCTTAATAAAGCGCACCTGATAGATGCGCTTGATAAGATCAACATATCCAAGGTTCTTCTCGGTTCGCACATTCTCTTAAAACAATTCCAACTGTTAATGCGCCTTCGTATGCTTCCTTGAAGTATTTTAGATTGCGATATTGTTTTTTGTTCAAACCTTTCCTTGGTAAATCAAATTGCATGTGTTCCTTAATCCAATCAACATCTATGACATGGTTTAAATTCTCCATATCTACAAATCTACTGACAACCTCTAAGACTTGATGATCGAGATAAGTGTCTGTTCTTATGTTATCCATTTTCCTTCCTCTCTTTTGGTTAGTGTTAATAGTATGATGCACTCATGAGGCGCTCATATCAACTAATAATGTTCATTGATTGTTCTAATTATGCTCAATACGTTATATAATGGGGCTTGTGAGGTACTTAAATAATTCATAAACGGGATGAAAAACAATGAAAGATGCGCAAGTTCCCGCTAAACGGGGGCGAAAAAAGATCGATTTAAGCGATAAAGAAACCTTAGAGAAAATAAAACATTTTGCCGGGCTTGGTTTATCAGATAAGGCAATCGCTGATAGTTTGGGGGTTTCACCGCGTACTATTACCAGGAGAAAAAAAGATTCTGTCATTTTTGGCGATACTTTAAGACAAGGAAAAGTTAAGGCTGTTGCTGATGTATCTAATGCGCTTTTCGATTCAGCAACCTCTGGCAACGTCAGCGCACAGATATTTTTCCTTAAAAATAGGGGTTCTGGCGATGATGTGGGCGCGTGGAAGGATAGAACCGAAACGAATACAAATTATTCAGTTAACCTGGCCGAGATCATCAATGATCGCAAAAATCTAATCGAACAAGTACCAACAAGGTACAAGACCATCAATCACGCCTCAAACCCAGAGAATATAAGGGTAAACCCTCTGGTGATTAATCAGAAAGCCGAGAAAAAATGACCAAAATTAGCCAAAATAGCCCCCCCTTCAATCCCGACCGCGGGGTACAAGTTATAGAACTGTTGCGCAAAAATTTTTTTAATTCTGACGGATGCGCTCGTCTTTATATCCTCTCTCCCGTAGACGGGCGCATCTTTTAATCGCTATGAAATACGGGGCAGAGCAAGAAAAACAACTGATGACCGAGCTTTGGTCACTAAATATTAAAGACGATCCATTAAACTTCGTTAAATTCGCCTTCCCGTGGGGGCAAAAGAACACCCCCCTCGAAGATTTTACTGGCCCAAGAAAGTGGCAAGAAAAAATTTTGCGGGATATTGCAATTCACATCCAACGCAACCAGACCATAGACTTACCAGAAATGTTTAGACTAGCGGTTGCTTCCGGTCGTGGTATCGGCAAATCAGCTTTAGTTGCTTGGTTAATACTTTGGATGCTGTCAACCCGGCTTGGCGCAACCATTATTGTTACCGCTAACACCGAACAGCAGTTACGCTCAAGAACTTGGGCTGAACTCGGTAAATGGATTACGCTTGCCATTAACTCACATTGGTTTAATAAAACCGCTACCACAGTTAAACCAGCGCCATGGTTTGAAGAAGCCCTTATCAGAGACTTACAAATAGATACGGGTTACTACTATGCGCAAGCCCAACTTTGGTCAGAAGAAAACCCAGATGCTTTCGCTGGTATTCACTCATCTTATGGTGTTTGTTTAATCATGGATGAAGCATCAGGTATTCCCGCACCTATTTATTCCGTATCAGAGGGATTTTTCTCCGAACCTACCGCGCATCGGTATTGGTTTACCTTCTCCAACCCTCGCAGAAACACCGGCCCGTTCTACGATAGCTTTCACTCCAAGCGCAAATACTGGCATAACGAGCAAATAGACAGCCGGACTGTGGAAGGTACGGATCAAAAACTCTTTCAAACCATGCTTGAGCAATACGGAGAAAATTCTACTGTTGCTAGGGTAGAAGTATTGGGTGAATTTCCAAGTGCGGATGACGATACAGTTATACCAATGGATTTAGTTCGCGCAGCCGTAGATCGAGATGTATCAATAAGTGCTTCCGCACCGATTGTATGGGGTTTAGATGTAGCGCGTTTCGGTGGAGATAATTCTGCGCTATGCGTTAGACAAGGGAATACTGTACTTGAAATTAAAACTTTTAATTCTATGGATTTAATGCAACTTTGCGGGGCGGTAAAAAACAAGTATGATAATGAAACGATGATGACTAAGCCCCAAGAAGTGTTGGTGGATGTTATTGGACTGGGTAGCGGGGTTGTTGACAGATTAGCAGAACAGAATTTACCAGTAAGAGGTGTTAATGTGGCAGAAGCCCCATCTACCAAGAAGAATTTTTTAAACTTACGAGCCGAACTTTGGTTTGCAATAAAAGATTGGTTAGCACAAAGAGATTGTCGCTTACCAAATGACGATGAACTGGTGGCAGAACTGGCTGCGCCAATTTACAAATATACCTCGACCGGAAAAATAAAACTTGAGTCAAAAGAAGAAATGAAAAAACGAGGTATCAAATCACCCGATAGAGCAGATGCACTTGCATTGACTATGGCGAGTGCTGCAGCTTCATTTAGTGGAAGTCAATCATTTATGGGGTATAATTTCAAGAAACCATTACAGTCAAGAATTTTAAGAGTTGGGTAATTTATGAAATACGATAAAAAAGATAAGCAACACAAAGAGTCAAAAGAAAAACATTACGATAATTTACAAGGTATTCTTAAATCAGAATTGAACGATGCAGAGGATTACATCGGGCAAATCGGTCAAGAACGCGCAGAAAGCACCGAATACTATCTTGGTAGCGAACCAGATGGTACAAGTGATTTACAGTCAGAGTTTGTATCGACTGATGTTCGAGATAGTATTTTATTTATGTTGCCGTCTATCATGCGTACTTTCTTTGGTACTAAAAAAGTAGTCGAGTTTTTACCGACTGGCCCAGAAGATATTACAGTTGCCGAACAACAAACCAATTATATTAATTACATTGTTCAACAAAAGAACCCCGGTTTTAAAATTCTTTACGATGCGTTTAAAGATGCGCTCGTAAGAAAGTCAGGATTTGTTAAGGCGTTTTGGGATGACTCAATGAGTGCGACTACGCATGAATATACCGACATTGATCCCGCCTCTTACCAAGCCTTAATCCTTGATCCCGATGTGGAAGTTGTAAAAGAAGCGGTGAAGATGGAGTCTATTACCATGATGAACCCTGAAACTGGCGAAGAAATAACTCAAGAGTCACCCGCGAGTTATGACTTAACCATCAGGCGCGTAAAAAATAAAAACCAAGTTTGCATCGAAGCTGTACCGCCAGAAGAAGTGTTAATCTCAAGAGATGCAAGAAGTTTTGAATCATCTCCTTACATAGCACACCGCATGGTTAAGAGTGTTTCTGATTTGGTCGCTATGGGTTATGACCGAGATGAAATAGAAGAATACGCGGGTTCAGGATCGGCTTTTGATGCTGATACTTATACGGAACGTGAAGCTAGAAACCCCGTTGCCGATAATATGTACCCTAGTGCTAGTGGTGAATACGGCAAAGAAGTATTGTATATCGAGCATTACTGTTTTTATGACTTAGACGATGACGGCATAGCTGAAAGAGTCAGAGTTTGCACCATTGGTAATGGCGTAAATATTATAAATTGTGAAGCATGGGATGACTTACCGATTGTTATGTTCTGTCCTGATCCAGAACCACATACTTCTATTGGCAGTTGCCCCGCAGATTACTTAAAACCAATACAAGCAGCTAAATCACAAATTATGCGTGATACGTTAGATTCACTTGGTCATGCTATTTTCCCAAGAATGGGTGTCGTGGAAGGACAAGTTAATATTGATGACGTACTGAATACTGATATTGGTCAACCGATTAGAATGAGAGCGCCTAATATGGTACAGCCTTTTGCCGTGCCGTTTGTTGGTAAAGAAGCGTTCCCCGTGTTGGGATATTTGGATGATGCCAAAGAAAATAGGACAGGAGTTTCTAAAGCATCGGCTGGTTTGAACGCTGATGCACTTCAATCCTCTACCAAGTCTGCGGTAGCAGCTACTATGTCAGGTGCGCAAGGTCGAATAGAATTAATTTGCCGTCATTTCGCAGAAGGTGGGATGCAACAACTGTTTAAATTGATTAATGGTTTAGTCATTAAACATCAGGATGCACAATCAGTATATCGTTTGAACAATGAGTTTATCACAGTTGATCCACGTTATTGGGATGCCGATAAAGATATGGTGGTTAATGTATCTATCAGTAAATCAAGTGATGAAGAAAAAGCGGGCATACTGGCTCAACTATCTAATAAACAAGAGCAAATACTACAAACAATGGGGCCGAACAATCCATTGGTTAGCTTACAGCAATACTCGAACACATTAACCAAAATCATTGAAATGGCTGGGTTTAAGGATGCACAAGCGTTTATTAACACACAAATACCGCCAATGCCTCCGCAACCAGAACAGCAAAAACCTGATCCAGCAGAATTGTTAGCTCAAGCAGAAATACAAAAAGCACAAGTACAATCGCAAAAAGCGGTGATTGATGCTGAAACAGATCGCATGAAAATAATAATGGATGACGATAGAGATAGAGATAAAGCAGAAGCTAACATTAGATTAAAAGCTGCTGAACTTAACGCTAAATATGGTGCGCAAATTAATGTGGCAGAAATTAATGCGCTAATGGAACGTGACAGAGAAACGCTACGACAAATAGCAAAAACTCAGTCGCAAGGATTATTTAATAATGGAAGGCAAACAAACTAAACTTTACACAATAGAAGTTGTGGAAGGTGATGAAATATTTACAGGAACAGATATTCCGGCTGATTCGCAAGAAGAAGCAATGAATACAATGATGTTTATGTTTATGGGTAGAATTGACCGCGATTCACAAATCTTGAATGTAGAAGAAAATAGGATTCATTAATTATGGCAATAACTTATCGAGGCGAAAGATTTAGCGGTTACAACAAACCAAAAAGAACACCGGGTAAAAATAAGAAGTTTGCGGTATTGGCAAAAAAAGGTGAAACAGTAAGATTAGTTCGTTTTGGTGATCCCAATATGACAATCAAGAAAAATCAGCCAGCCAGACGTAAATCATTCAGAGCAAGACATAAATGCGATACAGCTAAAGATAAACTCACCGCAAGATACTGGTCTTGCAAAAACTGGTAAGGAGATACTATGTCGTTATACAGAAACATTAACAAAAGAAGAAAAGCTGGAACAAGTAGAACCAAGAAAAAAACAACGATATCAAAAGAAGCCTACGATAATATGAAAGCCGGATTTACGAACAAGAAAAAGAAAAAGAAAAAGAAAAAAAGAACAAGGCGGTACGCATGAAACTGAAAAGCATAAAAAAACTTATAGGCGCATTAGCACCGACCATTGGTACAGCCATTGGTGGGCCAGTTGGCGGTTTGGCTGCTAACGTAGTTGCCGAAGCATTAGGCGTAGAACCAGTTCCCAAAAAGATTGAGAAAGCTATCCAACAAGCTACGCCAGAACAACTTCTAAAATTAAAAACGGCTGAAAAAGAATTTGAAAAACAAATGAAGCAAATGGACATTGATGTCTATGCTTTAGAAACAGCAGATATCCAAGATGCAAGAAATAAATTTAGCGCAGATTGGACTCCACGTTTTTTAGGTACATTAACATTGGGTGGTTTTATTGGTTATATTTTTCTAGTTACCATTTATCCAATCGAAGATACTAGCGATGATATCGTTATGTTAATTCTTGGTTATATGTCAGGAATCGCATCAGCAGTTGTTAGCTTTTACTTTGGTTCAAGCAACAAGGACAAATAAGTATGCCTAGTATTGATTGGGATAAATACCCGAACTTTAAAGCCAAAGAATTTGCTTGTCAGCATTGCGGTAAAGAGGGCATCCAAGAAAGCATAGTTGCTATGGTGCAAGATATTAGACAAGAGGTAGGCTTTCCATTTATCATTACATCTGGTTATAGATGTAGTGAGCATCCGATAGAAAAAAGAAAATCTAAAGCGGGCGCTCATGCAGAAGGGTTAGCAGCAGATATAAGTTGCTCTCATGCCAAAGCGTATAAATTAGTACAAGTAGCAATGTCAAAAGATATATCTGGTATTGGTATTAAACAAAAAGGAGCTGGGCGTTTTATTCATCTAGATGTTTCGGAACAAAAAGATGGCAGACCTCGCCCACATATATGGAGTTATTAAGATATGGAAATCAATGCTTTTTTTCTCTGGAATGTTATTTTAACTCTAGTGTACGCACCATTAATATATGGAATTAGAGCAAACGCAGCAGAGATGAAAAGAATTGATATTTTATTAAATAAAACCAGAGAAGAATTACCAAGCAAATATGTAACCAAAGTGGACTTACTAGAAGATATGGAAAGATTATTTGCTCGATTAGATAACTTAGAATCAAAAATAGATAGATTAATTTCAAGGTAGAAGGAAAATGAAAACATGGCTATAGAGTACGATCCCAATTTTAGATCAGGATTAGAATACGCACTTGCAGTAGCGGGTGGTGAAAATGTTCCAGGCATGATAGCTCCGGGAGTTAGTTATTCGAGCGAATTTCCAATGGGTTACATGGCTGATGGTTTAGCACCTACTCCGATGCCAGTACCAATGCCACAACCAACACCAGAAGATTTTCAGCGTGTCGATCCATTTACAGCATTGAACGCTCAACTCTCAGACTCTTTAGCTAATCCTACATCCGCTATGTATTCAACTGACGTTGGTACGGGAGGATCAATGGGTTTAGGATCGCCAATGATGTTTGATAACTTTAATATACAATTACCTAGCGGTGGTCTAGGAAGTTACGATCCATCTAATATTGTTGATCCTTCATCAACTCTTTTTGGAGGTTCAGGTGGCGTGATACCAGAAGAATTTGATCCAGTAACAGGTGAAATGACTTTTAGACCTCAAAATGCTCAAGACATATTAAATACTGGTCAATTTATAGGTACTCAAGATCAAGCAACCGGTGTTGCAAATATTATGGCTAATTTACTTAATGAACGTGCTGCTGGTGTTGCTCCGGAGGGTGGAACTACCAATCCTATTACTGGTGAATTCACACAAGATGCAGAAGGTACAACAGCAACAATGTTAAATAATATTGTGAGAAATGCAAAAGCATCTGATAGGGCTGCTGACAATGCAGCCGACAACGCAGCAATAGCGAGAGAAAAAGCTAGAGCAATGGCAACATTATATGGCGGTGCTGGTTCTTCTTTCGAGTCTGGTCGCAATGAATATACTGAGTCAGGTCAATACGATATAGATCGAGAAGCTAGACAAGCCGAGTTTGATGCAATGCGAGAGCAAGACAGAATAAATGCTGGTTTACCTCCTATCAGATTGACTCCGGAAGAAACACAACAAGCAGTTCAAGAATTACAAGCAAGCATTGGTTTTGGTGGTGCTATGACTCCAAGAGGTAGAAATAGCATACCAGTTATGGAAGCAACACCTACACCACAACCATTCAAAGGATATACTCCATTTGATTTTGCTAACATACAATCAATTTTAAATAACTTAGGATAAATATATGGCAACAAGAGAGGAAATCTTAGATTCAAACGAAGCTGAATTAATCTTAAACAGCGATACACTTAAAAAATCCATTGAAAATTTAAAACAAGAATACGTTGCTTTATGGTTGAATAGTAAAGGCGAAGATAATATAGCTTTTCGTGAAACCTTACATACAGCAATAAATATTTTACCAGAGGTAGAGAGGCATCTACGCATTTTGGTAGAACGTGGGAAAATCACAAGTGCGCAAGTTAAAAAATTGCACAATTACATATAACTAGGTAAAATTTTAAAAACTAGGAGTTTAATATGAGCAACAACGCCAAGCCGATTGCTTTACAATCAGAGTTAGATAAAACTGTCACTTCATTTGAAGGGTTTTTGACTCCCAATGAGGAAGCACCAGAAGCACCAGCAGAAGAAGCAGTTGAGTTAGAAACATCCCCAGAAGATGTCGTGGAAACAGAATCAGAAGCGGAAGTTGAAGTTGAAGCCGAAGCAGAAGTTGAAGTGGAAGATGACTTTGAGGAAGGGGAAGAAATAGAACAGTCTTTAGAAGAACAAACAGAAGTAGAGGAAGAACTACAACCTCAATCCTATGTCGTTAAAGTTGATGGCGTAGAGCAAGAGGTCACGTTAGATGAACTCCAAAACGGCTATTCTCGCCAACAAGACTATACAAGGAAAACTCAAGAACTGTCCCAACAACGTAAAAGTTTCGAGGAACAGCAAGCAGAGTTAGCCAAGAAAGATGCTATTTACGCTCAGTTATTGCCTCAATTAGAGGCGAGTTTAAATGGTGAATTGGAAAACGAACCAGATTGGGGTGCGCTTTACGAGTCTGATCCAATAGCTTATGTTCGTGAAAAAGACGTTTGGGAAGATAAACGTAAGAAGTTAGATGCTGCTAAAGCTGAAAACACAAGGTTGCAACAAGAAGCAGCCCAGAAACAGCAAGAACAGATTCAAAAATTTGTTGAATACGGCAACCAACAACTTACAGAAAAGATTCCGGGATGGTCTGATGCAGAAAAATCTCAAAAGGAAAAAGCTGCAATCACAACATACGCAATTAATGAATTGGGGTTTACGCCACAAGAAATTAATAACGTGATAGATTATAGAGTGTTACTTGGTTTACGAGATGGGATGCTATACCGCAAACAAGTGGCAGCTTCCAAAAAGAAACCAACCCAAAAGGCAGCCTCAAGGGTAGCTAGACCTGGTACTTCCAATAAACCAAAGACAATGACTGCTGCGAAAAAAGCGCAAGCGAAATTAGCTAAATCTGGCAAAGTGCAAGATGCAGCTAAAGTCTTTGAACAATTTATTTAAAAGGTATTAAAAAATGGCTAAAGTAACAAACGCCTTTGACACATATACTGCTACTTCTGATAGAGAACAGTTGTCTGACATAATCTACAACATATCTCCAATGAGTACGCCATTTATGAGTTCTATTGGCAAAACTAATGTAAGAAATGTCCAGTTTGACTGGCAAACCGAAGCTCTACCAACTGCATCTGGAACAGGACAATTAGAAGGTTTTGAACTTTCTCGTTCTGCTTCTACTGCAACAGTTAGAGAAGTAAACTTCTGTCAAATCAGCAGCCGTGATGCAACTGTAACTGGTACGCAAAACGCTTCTGATGCAGCGGGAAAAAAATCAGAAATGGCGCATCAACTAGCTGTTATGGCTAAGGCCTTAAAGAGAGATATGGAAACGGCCTTATGCTCTAAAGTTGCTAAAAATGCCGGTGCTGCTGCTACTGTTCGTCAAACTGGTGGATTTGAAACGTGGACAGAAACAAACGTATCGCGTGGTACTAACGGAGCTGGCGCTGGTAATGGTGCTGCACCTACTGATGGTACACAACGTGCGTTTACTGAAACCATCTTGAAAGCGGTACAACAACTCTGCTTTGCAAATGGTGGTGAGCCTTCAATGTTAATCGTTGGCCCACACGTTAAAGGTGTTGTATCTGGTTTTAGTGGCAGAACTTCTGTGACTCAAACAGTAGATGCAAACACAGTTGAAGCATCAGTAGCTATCTATGCGGGTGACTTTGGAGAACTTAAAGTAGTTCCTTCAAATTTCAGTCGTTCAAGATCAGCTTTATTTGTTGATCCTAACTTTGCGAAAACTTGTTTCATGAGAGATTTTGAAACTATTGATATCGCAACGATTGGTGATGCAATTACGAAAATGTTAGTCGTTGAATTTGGATTGGAAGTATCAAATGAGAAGGCTCACGGAATCGCTGCTGACTTATCAACTTCATAAGTTGTAGCAAGGGGGGTGAGTAATCACCCCTCTTTTTTTTAACTGGTTTTAAGTATGGCAAAAAGAACAATCATTGATTCACAATCTGGTGTAATAAGCGAGTTCGCTACCGAAGATGATAAAAACATTTATCACACTACACAGAATGTCCAACCTATCCTCGATAACGTAAAAAATCTATCTCACGGAAAACAAGGTAAAGAATTAAAGCACGTTGCCGAAGTACCTATGGTAATATATCAACAAGCAATAAGAGAAGGTTGGGCTAACGATAAAAAGAAGTGGAAGAAATGGCTCAACGATCCGGACAATAAATTATTTAGAATATGGCAAGGTAGAGTATGACTTACGATGAATTGAAAACGCAGATAGCCAATTACTTAAACAGAAGTGATTTAACCACACAAATTGATATTTTTATTGACACAACCGAAGCGGAATTAAATCGTAAAGTCAGGGATAAAGATATGATTAAAAGAGCTACGGCAACAGCCGATGCTCAATACTTAACCTTACCAACAGATTGGTTAGAAGTTATTAATGTAGAAATTACATCAGGTGACTTTACGCCTTTGTTCCAACAGTCAATAGAAACACTAGATATATTTAGACGGGCAAACGATAACAGTTCAGGTCAACCAAAATACTTTGCTATTGTTGATGGTACTCTTGAACTTGCCCCTACCCCTGATACTTCATATACATTACAATTAACTTATTATGGTAAAATCAGCGCGTTAAGCGACTCGAACACCAGTAATTTTGTTTCAACAAATCACCCGGATGTTTATTTGTATGGTGCATTGAAACAAGCCTCTATTTATTTAATGGAAGATGATAGAGTACCAATGTTTGCTGCGCAGTTTGAACTAGCGTTAGAAGAAATGCGTATGCAACAAGAAAGAGCATCGTTTGGTCAGGGTTCATTGATACCAAGAAGTAGAACTTATGGCAAACCAAGAAACACAACATATTTTATGAAAAATTAGGAGTTAAATAGAAATGGCTGGATTTACAGATTATTTAGAAGATAAAGTCTTAGACCATGTATTCGGTGGTAGTGCTTACACAGCACCAGGCACTTTATACGTTGGTTTATTTACAGCAGCCCCTTCTGATACTGGTGGTGGTACTGAATGTTCAGGTGGTTCATACGCAAGAAAAAGTATGGCTGCTATGACTGTATCAGGCACTTCTCCAACAACAGCAACCAATGGTGCAGCGGTGGAATTTGTTACTGCAACAGGTTCTTGGGGAACAGTTACTCATGTAGGGATTTTTGATGCTTCATCAAGTGGCAACTTAATGGCTTGGGCTGCGTTATCTGCATCCAAAGCAGTAGCTAGTGGTGATGTATTCAGATTTGATGCTGGTGACTTAGACGTTACGTTGGCGTAATTAATGGCCTCCGTTGGCTATGGTGTTTATAACTATGGTATAGCTGCGTATGGCACTCCTCAGTATGAGGTCGCATCAGCTACCATAGCGCAAACGTCAGGTGTTTCGGCATCTGGCTCGATGACGTTTGCTGTATCTGCAACATCAGCACAAACATCAGGTGTAACAGCAAGTGGGCGTTTAGTTAAACTAGGCGCAAGCACTATAGCACAAACATCTGCGGTAACGGCAACAGCCGAAGTGGTAAAACTCGGTGTTGCAACTATGGCTCAGACTTCTGGTTTTACCGCTACTGGCAGACAAATAGATCGTGGCGAAGCTACGATTGCACAAACCTCCGGGTTAACCGCAACCGCAGAATTAGTCAAACTTGGTACAGCCACGATTGCGCAAACTTCTGGGTTAAGCGCAACAGCCGTTATTGTCTTGGATGGTGAAGCTACCATAGCACAAACAAGCGCGATGACTTCATCGGGCAGACTGGTTAAATTAGGTGTAGCAACACTAGCACAAACGTCAGCGTTTACTGCTACACCAGAAATTATTGCATCAGGATCAGCGACCATCGAGCAGACAAGTGGTTTTACTGCGCTAGGTGGTATAAAATATTCTGGTGAAGCAACTATCGCACAAACATCTAGTGTTTCCGCGATTGGTAGCTTAAAATGGGCAGATGATACTGTAACGACAACCAATTATACGGATCAAACAGTAACCACAACAACTTGGATAGACCAATCCGATCCGTCAACGTCTTGGTCAGAAGCAGCATAATATAGGAAAGAAATATGGCAGATACAACAACAACGAATTTAAGTTTAACCAAACCCGAAGTAGGGGCTAGTACAGATACTTGGGGTACAAAAATAAATACTGATCTCGATACAATAGATGCGATATTTAGTTCTACTGGTACAGCCGTTAATGTTAAATTTGCATCAGCAAACTTTGATGATAGCGCCAAAGCTATCTTTGGAACTGGCGATGATTTAGAAATATATCATTCTGGATCACATAGTATTATCAAAGATGGCGGTACTGGAAATCTATTAATTCAAGGTGATAGCGTTAAGATAATGAACGCTGCTGGTGATGAAACTTTTATTGATATGCCAACAGACAGTCATGTTGCATTAAATTATAACAACGCTACAAAAATTCAAACAAGTAACACAGGTGCTACAATTACAGGAACTTTACTTGTAAATGGCACAACCCCAACCCTAACAATAGGTGATGCTGGTGCAGAAGATACTAAAATCGTTTTTGATGGCAATGCGCAAGACTATTACATAGGTCTTGATGATTCTGCCGATGATCTGGTAATAGGTAAAGGTTCAGCAGTAGGAACTACACCAGCAATCAGTATTGATGAAAATATAAATACTACTTTTGCTGGAAACATAACAATACCAGCAGACGGAACTATAGCAAGTGCTAGTGGAGATATAACACTAGATGCACCAGACGATATTTTCTTAGATGCTGATGGTGGAAATATAAGATTTAAAGATGCTGGAACAACACATTATCATTTTAGTAATGCTGGAAATGATATTAATGCTACATATTTTGCTGACTCAGGCTCAAATCAGGGTAGTGTTAATTTGAGATTTAACACAGATGGCTCATCAGCAGATCAATTTTGTGCTTTTATAACTATGCAACAAGGCTCGGGTGATGGCGGCTCTCAAAAAGGCGAGATTTTGTTTGGAGTAGCAGACAATGGTAATCCATCTACAGCCATGACTATTTCTAATAATAAGGGTGTGAGTTTTGCTAGTTATATTAATCCAGCCAGTATAAACCTTGATGATAACAGTCAATTAAAAATTGGTTCAGGTAATGATCTTTTACTCTACCACGATGGCTCAGACTCATACATAAAAGATAGTGGTACTGGAAACTTATTGATACAAGCTAGTGATACTTTTATTGGTGATGCTAGTGGTAATCACATTATAAGAGTTAGGGGAGATGGTAATGTAACTGTTGGAACTACTAATGATATGTCTTCTCAATTTGCGGTAGCTGATGCAACAAACCAAATTGTTTTTACAGCGGATCATCAAAATAACTCAGGTTTTTCAAGCACGATTGTAGATTCTGCTTGCTCTCAAAATGGCGGTAGTTATTTCTTTTACAAGGCACAAATTAGAGGTGTAGCTAATAAATTTCTTGTAGCCCAAGATGGAAATGTAACAAACACAAATAACTCTTATGGCTCAATATCAGATCAACGTCTTAAAACAGATATAGCAGATGCTTCATCACAATGGAATGATATAAAAGCAGTTAAGGTTCGTAAGTTTAAATTAGGTATGCAACCTGATGATGGTTTTAAAATAGGTGTCGTATCTCAAGAATTAGAAGCGTCTGGAATGAATGGTCTTGTCCAAGAAAAAGATGCTGACGAATATCAAATAGCTTATAACTCAGATTTAGATGGTCAAAAAGTTAAAGAGGTTAAATACTCTGTACTTTATATGAAAGCTATTAAAGCCTTACAAGAAGCTATGACCAGAATTGAAACACTAGAAGCTAAAGTACAAACATTAGAGGACGCATAATATGGCAATAAATTATACTTGGGATGTTTCTACAGTAGATACATTTCCAACAAAAGATAGTAAAGCAGATGTTATTCATCAAGTACATTGGAAACTAACTGCAACTGATGATGTTAATAACGATGCTAGTGGTAATCCACAAACTGCTTTTGTTGCTGAAAGACAACCATTAGATACTTCTGATTTATCTAGTTTTAAAGCGTTTGCTAGTGTTACTACATCAGATGTTCAAGGTTGGCTTGAAACTGTACTAGGTGCAGATGCAATTACTGAATTAAAAACATCTTTAGATATGCAAATAGCTGAAAAAGTAACACCGACATCAGTACAAAAAATAATAGGTTAGGGAAGTGAATGGCTTTATTACCAATTACACCAGTTCCGGGTATTGTAACTAACGGAACTGCGTACTCAAAGAAAGGTCGTTGGACTGATGGTGATTTAGTTCGTTTTCAGAACGGCAACTTACGGCCTATTGGCGGTTGGGAAAAACTAAAACCAGCAGCCTTAACGGGTGTACCAACCGCGATGTACGCTTACAGCGATAACGCTGGAAACCCAATACTTGCCGTTGGCACTCGACAAAAAGTCTACGTCTTAACTCGTA